CCAGTTGTAACACTGGCGCAGGAAGTCGTGAGAGGCTCCCGTGAGGGACCAAGCCTCTCAGCCTCATGATGCCACTGAACGTAAGCCCCGCTTTCTGAGGCGGGTACCTTACGCACGCGCTCGGTTAAGAGTTTGCGTGGTGCATGCCAAGTAACGGCGGCGGTTATACCGTCGAAGTCTTGGGAACCGTGAAGAGACTGTGGGATGTATCCCAACAGCATCTCAACTGCGCGGAGAAGGTATTCATCGGCAAAGTCGCCGAGGTCTACACAAACCCTTAACAGTTGGTTATACAACCTTATGACTTGCGTCATAGTTGTAATGTACTCACGGTGGTACACTGGAGTGACATCAGATCCAAGAAGCCATGCCTTACCACATGATTCACGGTAGAAACCGTGGATATAGGATTTATCTTTGTTAAGGATAAATCCGAAGTATGGTAGGACACGCTTAAGGTGTAATGCAACGTCACGGGGTGCGATGATATCGTCCCCGTAAACGCTGATTGTACCTTTGGATCTCGACAGGAAAGCTACCGAACGAGTTATGGCCCAAAAGATTAGGGATTCTAACTCGAAGGTAAAACCGTTCCCCATCGAAGAGAACATCTCCAAAGGAACAGTGTCGCCACTTGGAAGGAGGGTCGAATGAACGCGGATAGCGTCCAATAGATCATACCAACCTGGTGGAAGGAGCTTGCGAACAAGCTCTGTAGACACTGTATCGCTTGCAGAAGAGAGGTCGAGAGTGGATAGTCTGCGAGAAGCAGGTTGTCCATTTCGATAACTCCCCTGACGAGCGAGCCGTTGGTTCCTGGTCTGATCGTTAAGATCAATACCGGACCGCTTCAGACGGTGTCTGAAGAAGTCACCGACGCTCTTTTGGAGATACATATTGATCTCGGGCTCTTTACAAGCCACGCGATCAATCTCAGAGTTCTTCGGTACGGTGAACAACACGTTGTGGTCAACGTGATCAAATCCGCGATAGCGGAATTGATCACTTCTCCAGAGCCCATACTCTTGCATAAGAGGTATGAAATACTGGAGGGCTGATTCACTAACGTGCGCCTTTCCCTCGAACTTAGAGGCGATGGTGCCAGGACCACGCTTAACGCGCGTGGAGGCACCCCCAGAGAAAGCTGAAATCCCGAGGTTCCTCGGGGGTTCGGCTCCGATGGTGTCGCAGATAAACTTTGAAGCCCATCGTAGGATCTCGCCGGTGGTGAAGTAACCATGGCGAGCCCGCTTTGAGCGGAAGTTTATCTCAACGCCGTCGATAAGACGAGCGTTGGTCTTTCGACAGCGATCATTCGCCCGCAGCCATTTTGCGATGGCTCTCTCCTTACGCTCTCGAGGCGTTGAATCTTTCTTACCTGTGATGGTAGAAAGACCAGGCGACGAGTACTTACTCCAGAATAGAGAAAGGATTTCTCTACCCCGGTAAGTTTCTGCTTCAGTCTCTCTGTTAAAGAGGGAACGCAGATTACCGTCAATCTCTTGACGGCAGCTTGGGGAAAGGAAGTTCGGGTTACGTCTCATACGCCCACGTACGTGGCCACGGTTTGACGTAGACATTCAGGAGTCTCCTCAGAATGTCAGGGCATGACGCCCTGGGGTTCAGATGACAGTTGCCAATTAAGACCGACGGTCCCTGTTTCGGGACCTGAAGTCTGAACTGAGCAACCAGAGAGCACCGTTGCGAAAGCAGCGGTAAAGGCGGAGACACGCAAGAAGCGCATCAGCCATAAACTCCCTCCAGGCCCACAAGAGAATTGTGGACCAGGGTCTTGGACGTGCCGAGCGCATCCGCGAGCATCCCGATGAGGTTCGTTCGCTCCTGAGTGGAGGAACCCTCATCGAAGGTGACATCGAGGGTAGCGTAAGCAGTCCGGACGGCCGTTGGGATGGTGATCCCATTGACCGTCTGGTTCTGAACCACCGGCATGGTAAGCGTCAGCTTACCCCGGAACTTCGATCCGGACTTCCGCATCGAAACCGTCAGCTTCTCTTCGCCGACGGGGACACCCGAATTGGACACAACCAAGCCCGTGCCGTTCTGAACGTCACGAGGTTGGAAAACGTGTGCAACCGGGGTCGGAGTGGCTCGATCGTTGATCGAGATGCTCTGAAGTGCAGGCATTTCGCCTAGCTCCTTTCATCGTGATGAAACTAACGCTATCGTGGTTAGTAGACGTGCGAGAGAGGTGAAGGGCGATTTGAAGTAGATCCTCGGAAGAGGGAAAGACGTAAACGTCACCCTATTCCAACATTTAGTGTGAATATCACACTTAATGGGGGCTCCTGTCCAGTATGCGGAATAGTTACTCCACTCTTGGTGCAGGTTCATACGTGTGTATGTCGTAGTAGACATACCCTTGAAGGTCACCCCGAAGGATGCCGTCAAGGCTTGCAGAACACCACCGATAGGCATAAGCCAATCGATGAGGAAGCTGTAAGGTATGACTTCCCAATAGAGCAGCATAGGGTTTGCAAGACCCAACTGATCTAGTAGGAACAACCCAGGATTCGACAGTGTGACGTCACATCTGACAAATACACCATTGGTGCGTTCGCCAGACTGATAACACACTGCTGCTCCCGATGTCACCATATCGGGTAGCGGTTCCGGATCTTCGAGCCTACGGGTGACAGTAATCAGCTTATTGGCTTGCTGGGCTTGCGCCTTTGCAAGTTCAAGTAGCGTCATAATGTCCTGGATAAGAGGTTTCCAGCCGTAGATGTACTCGAGCCAGCGTTTTGATACGCCAACTCGGTACTCGCTAAACGTCCTAGGGACGTAGTTAGGCGATCCTCTGGATCCGAAAACTTCGTCCGCTGATCGCTTCCATTGCCCTCTACGGGCAAATTTAATGGCGCGCCTCAGCTTGATGACCGACTCTGCGAGCAATCGTAGAGTCTGATCAAGGGTAACAAAGTTTTCCAAGAGGTTAACAGTGTCATCCTTGATCTTGTTTACACATTCCACCTGTGCACGATTGACCAGATTGGCCGATGTGCGTGGGATCTGATTAGACTGGGTCTTGCAACCGTAATAGAAATCGGTTGACTTGAACGAGTACCCCATTTCGCCGTAGTGACGAAGTATGGTACCGTTACCAGTGTAATCAAATGCTCCTCCGGGGCGAAGTCTTGCGACGAAGCCTTGGAACAGTGTCGGAGCCCTCCAGCCGTTAAGCTTCGGGGCTTTACCAGACACAGGCTTTCTCTTTTCGGCGAAGAACCGAGTTTGAGAATGCGGAACTGGATAATCAACACCAGACACGACTGTGTTGGAGTTGAAAGTGTAACTGGTCCGTATACCCCAAGAGTTGGCGGTATCGGTGCCAGAAGGCTTGCGTCTTTTGTTAGACTTAGAGCCTCTTTTGGTCATCATGGAACTCCACTGAGTTAAGCGGAGCTTCACAAGCACGAATGGTTGCCAACCATTGTCCTAAGACCACTGCACCCTGTTCAGGGCACAGGCGTTCGCCCGCTTGTGATAAACCCCTGCTCACTTTCGTGAGC